CCATCGAAACCACCGCGCGAGCGCCAGGACCAGGCACACGCTACTGCACAGCCAGCCGATCACCATCCACGCCCAGGCCGGCAGCTCGAGCATCAGCGCGGCACGCTCTCGTCGACCATCTCGTCGGGCCAGTACGCCGAACCCTGCTCGGCCTCGCGTTCGATGTCCGCGGTGCGGTACGCGTCGGCGAGCTCCTCGAGTCGCTGGACGATGCGCGCCAGGCTCAGGCCCAGGTCGCTGTTGCGACGGATGGCGTCCCACGCGCCGGCCTGCCAGGCGTCGCACCACAGACGCCCGAGCACTTCGGGCGGCACGTCATGCAGCAACGCGGCCTCGCTGGGATGGCGCGCCAGCCACCGGAAGTACTCCTTGCGCTGGGCGTCCTCGAGCGTGGTCGTCACGCCACCTCGGCGACAGGCTTTTTGGCCATGCTGCGCCGGACGATGCGTTCGAGCTGCACGCTCGCCCAGTCTCGAGGGTCCTGGCGCGCGTCCTGGGCTAACTCAAACAGGCGGTCCCAGTATTCGTCGCGCACGGGCACCCGCAAGATCCGCTCCGCGGCTGAGCGGTACGCACTTGACATAGCCCTCTAACTGTGCAGCGGGTCGGTGTGCACGCGATCGTGCAAAGACTGTGCAATTTCGGACCAATTTTCGAGGGGTGATGAAACTGTAACGCTCGTCTATGGAGCCACTACGCGCGCTTTCGCACTCGTGTACTGCGGCAGTACCGTTGCCTTAGGCATGCCGAAGTTGAGCACTGGTACACTAGCGCCTCGCTCCGGTATCTCTCGGGCCGTGCTTGTGCCACACCTCGAACGCAAGCGGCGGGAGGCAGCACTGTCGCAGAAGGACCTGGCTCAGCTCGCCGGCGTCTCCCGCGCGACCATCGGCCGCGGCGAGGACGGCGAGGATATTCGCTTGTCCAGCGTGCGGAAGTTGGCGCTCGCGCTCAAGTGCCGTCCCGTAGACCTGACCGGCCCACTGAGCTGACCCCGCAACCTGGTGTGGCATTACAGTCGCCTTAGTGCGACACTGTCAAGTGAACATCCGAGGCGTGCCGGCACACAATCTTTGCACGATCCTTGCACGGTCGCTTGCACAGCTGAGCGCCGCACACTAGGACATATCCAGGCAACCACGCGGTGACAGAGGATGGCACGGGAGACGTCGCCTACGGGGTCGAAGGGGAAAGGGAGCGTTCACAGTTTGATTCGATGCAGAGCAGGCACCAGCAGCCGTGGCACAGCCCCGCCGGCACTCCACGGGGGCCACAGTGGCCCATCAACATCATCATGGACAAGACCTATGCCGCCGCACGCCTCCTTGCACGCCCACGCTCGAAGGCGGACTTCTGCAGCCATCTCCGCATTGCGCGGCATACCTATCTGCGCTACCTCAGCGCGGTCGGCATGTTCTGGTATCCCAATCAGGGGCCACCGCCCGAGGATCACCTGGTCATGGTCGTCACCTGCAGCGATCACGTCCTGCAGTGGGTCTCGGCGTCGGTGAGCGCCGCGGTGGGTGTGCCGCGCGACGAGCTCATCGGCCAGGACATTCGCCTGGCGCTGCGTCGCGGTCGCCAGCAGCAAGTGCACTACGACCGCTTCGCGCAGATCATCCAGGCGCTGCGCGCCGGCCTGCTCGAGCCACCCATCGGCGAGTGCGAGACGTACCTGCTACAGCATGACGGGCGGCGCCTGCCGCTGCACCTGCGCGTGACCTACGGCCAGGAATTCGACTGCGTCTTTATCGACGCCACCGCAGGCCGACCCGAGGAGGACGGATCCCCCACGGCCGACACGTTCAATGTCGTACCGAACCTCGTCCTGCGGCAGGGCGTGACACCCGACCAGGTCGAGGTCCTGGACATGGACGGCCTGCTGCGGCTGTACCGGGAGTCCTTGCCGCCCTACAGCTTTCAGGGAGGCGATGGCACAGTGCACGATTGATTGCACGGGTCGTGCACGATCGCGTGCACACGCGGCGTGCGCATACTGGCCGGTGTGCCCGAGCAAAATGACGTGGTCATCGTCAGCCACTACGCGAGCGAGGACGCGCCGGAGTGCATCCAGGCGTTGCTACTGCTGCTGCTGGCCGTCAAGCCGCTGCGTCCGCAAGACCAACCCCGAGACGACACAGCAGCGTGAGTGCATTGTTGTCACTAGCGCTGCCGTTAGTGACAACAACAGCACTACGCGCGCGCTGTCCGAAATAGAAGTACACATCGACCGTCGCCCGTTTGCGGCGGCGGCGGCCATCGTTGTTGATGCCCACGATTTCGGTGGTTACCACGATCTTGGCCACCAGTCGCTCCACGATCTGACGCTTGCGCTCAAGGTCATTGTTGCGCGAGATCTCGTCGACGTTGTCCTGGATCTGGTGCAGCAGGGTCGCGGCCGTGCTGACGGCACGTTCCTGCTGCTCGGCGAGTTCGCGCTCGTTGCGCATGCTGTCGAGCTCGAGACGCAGCGCCGCGGACTCGGCACTGATCGCGTCCAGGTCCTCCTGCAATTCATCGAGCGTGCTCAGTCCGCGACGCGCCATCTCGCGCGCACGCTGGCGTTCTCCGTCCTTGGCGGCGAGTGCCCTACGCAATTCCGACTCGCGCTTGGCACGCCCGGCAACCGTGCCGAGGCGCCGTCGCAGTTCGGCCTGTGCGAGGGCCAACGTCTGCTGCGGGTCGGCAGCGAACTCCTTGATCTTCGACCAGACGTAGTCCTCGAGCGGCAGCGCGTACACCATCTTGCCGATGCAACGATCGCCGGCTTCGGGGTTCACCGTGCCGATCTGGGCGTTACAGCGGTAGTAGCCATCAGGTCGGTTCACCGGCCGACGACTGTGCTGATAGGTATGTGCATACCCGCCACCGCAATTGCCGCAACGAATCAGACCGCGGAGCAGGTAGGTCTGTTTGGCGTTGCGCTTGCTAAGGACCCGGTTGCGCTGCATGTTGCGGTTCGCCAGATCCCACGTCGCGTCATCCACCAACGGCGGCACCTCGCGCGTGATCGTGCCGGCCTTCGAGTTGTACACGTGCGCGCCCCTGTACGCAGGATTCATGACCATCTGACGGATCCGCGAGGGAAGCCAGGTTTTGCCTCGGTCGACAACGGTCCCGTTGCCGTAGCGCCGCGCGGTCGAGACGTGCAAGGCGTTGAGGCGCCGCGCTTCGTTGATGGTAGAGGCACCCTCGTAGGCGAAGCGATGAAAGACGCTAGCCGCAAGTTCTGCCTCAGTGAAACCCGTACCCTCTGCGATCCGATCGCTGGGCACGAGCAAGCCGCACGACTCGGTGGTCATGTAGCCAAAGGGGACTGGTCCACACGTCCAGCGCGAGGCGCGCACCTGGCGATCACGGCCTTTGGTCATTTCCTGCAGGATCGTGGCGCGATGCAAGCGCGCGACGCTGGCGTGGACGTCGCGGATGAACTCGCCCTGCGGACTGCTATCGAATTGCTCGGCGAGCGACAGCAATGTGCAGTTCAGCGACGCCAGCGTGCGCATGGCACAGGCGTAGACCCAGATGTCGCCGCGGGTGATGCGACTCATGCGCGTGATGACGAGCACCGGATTCTGGTTGGTGAACGGGCGCATGGCCTCGATCAACTCCAGAGCTCGCGGCCGATCCTCGAGCAGCAGCGTGCCGCTGGCAGGATCGTCCCAGAACTCGCCGGCGACCCAAACTTGACGCTCAGTCTGCCACTGCCGCAGATCATGCTGCTGCGACTCAATGGTGCCGTCTTCGGCCTGGTCTTCGGAACTCACCCGACCGTAGAAGAAATGGGGGCGTTCTATACTTTGCATTGCAGGTCGGGTCGTCCTTTCCAAAGCTTTCTGATCTGCGGGCCCCGCGTCTCCATGCAACTGACGCGGGGTATTTCTTTAGTCTGGCCTGGCACCGATGGTAATCGCCGTGGGTGGCACGCCGAGCGCGTGGGCAACTCTGCGGAGAGTGCTCGGACGGACGGGTGAGCCGCGCTCCAGGCGCATGATGGTGAAGCGGTCGAGGCCGGCGCGGGCGGCGAGGTCGATCTGGGACAGCGCGTGCTGGTAGCGCAGGGCGCGCACGCGCTGGCCAATGGGGTCGCTGATTTCCATGACCACTACTGTAGCATATTGGGATGCCTAATGTTGCAGTATCGCTGCAGTAGCGGTATACTACGGTCATGACACACAGAGAGCAGGCCAGCGCTCGTGACGCCGACCTGCTCGTGGTCAACAGCTAGTAGGAGCCATCGACCAATGCTTACTCTAACCGCCTTCCCCAGCACCGACCCCCGCAGCGCGCGCGCCGTCGCCATCGCCGCCGATGCCGGCCAGTGGCTCAAGTGCCGCGACCGCTCCGGCCGCAAGGCGTACGGCATCCGCTCCAGCCGCGACACCGACGAGATCTACTTCGTCACGCGCACCAGCTGCACCTGCTTCGACGCGCGTCGCCACGACTGCAAGCACATGCTGGCCGTGCAATTGCATTGCGCGCAGGTCGAGGAGGAGCGGCACGCCGACATCTTCGCCCGTTTCGAGCAGGACGACAGGCCGCTGCCGACGCCCGAGCTCGCGCGCATCCTCGGCCGACCACGGCGCGGCGTCATCCCCGCCAGCCAGATCGCGCGGGAGGACTGAGCCATGACGACGCAGTCCGAGCCGACGCTCCTCGTATGGGGCTGCGGCCACGTCTGGCCCGTGCGCCTCGCGGTCGATCCTGTCAAAGCGGCCGAGCAGATCGCCGCCTACACCCAGATCGACTGCATCGCGTGCGCGAAAGCGTCCCGGATGCCGACCCGCGGCATCACCTGGGCAGATGTGCGATGACCGCCCCGCTGCAGCTCACCAGCGCCGCGGGCGAATTCTTTAGGTGGAAGCACTATCACCCGCACGAGTCGGAGGATCCCGCCGCAGTGTGGGGCGCCGCCTGGCGCGCGGGCGGGCGCGCCGCGCTGCAGGACAGCGCTCGTCTGGTCGACCTCGTGCCCGTGCTGCGCGAGCTGCTGTGCCTGCTCGAGGACGGCCGCGTCGAGGACGTGCTCCGGCGCACCGATCGCCGCCCGCGGCCCATCTTCGACGACCAAGAGCTGGCCTTTTGATGACGGCCGCCGACGTACTTATCCAACGGCTCGCCGCAGCGATTGAGATGGTCCTTCAAGACGAAGAGGATTTGCGGCTCTTCCGCGACTGGCTAGCCCTGTATCACGCGCGCCGGCATCAGAAATCATGAATGGCCGCGTGCAGACGCAGGACGTCGAGGGCCTCGTCGAAAGCGTCAACGCCACCGGCCTGAAACTCGGTGGCGCGTGGGTCAATGTCTCGCGATTCCATCCGATCGACATGCCCGAGACGGGCGCGCATGTGCGCATGAAAGTCGATTCGAAGGGATACATCGTGTCACTGGAAAACCTGTCGCCGAAGGACACGCCCGCCGTTGTGCATGACCGGGACGAGCGCATCACGCGATTAGCAGTTTTGAAAGCCGCGGCGGAGTTCGTCGGATTGTGGGGTCAGACACGGGAGGAGGTGAAGTCGGAACACGTCCTGGTGATCGCCGACAAGTGGTTGGAGTGGGTCACGCGTGAGGGGGTTGGATGAGATACTGGCGTTGCCGTCTGCCGGGCTGGCTGGATGTTGTTCTGTGGCCGATGGTGGGCCACCTGATCGTGTTCAAGGCTGGGTACGCTTGCTGCGAGCGCTGCCCGTGGCGCGAGCCGCTGCCGGTATTTTTTGGATGATGCGGGTGATGACCGAGACCGAGCACGCCGCCACACAGCAAGCGCTCGAGGACCTGCAGCGGCTGCACGTCTCGCTACTGATTCAGATCGACCAGCTCGATCGCGAGGTGCGCCGTCTCCGCTGGTGGGTGCTCGCCCACGCGCTGTTGCTGCTCACGCTGGCCGTCATCGTGCTCGAGGCGCGGCCGTGAGCCAGTTCGTCGAGGCGACGTGCGTCCACCGCGCGCGCGCACACACCCAACTCCCCGGCCTCCGGCAGGCCCCCCCTACACAGGACGTAACGATCAGGAGCGATATGTCTGATAAACAACCATGGGAGCGCGTCGGCGGATCGTTCGTCTGGCGAGGCAACAGGGGCCAAGCCAGCCTGCCAGGACGGTGTTGTGCTGAGCCGAAACCGACGATCGTCGGTGACTGCGGCCAGGGCTGCTGCGATGACTACGAGTGTCAGACGTGTGGCAAACGCTGGCGCTACGAGTGGCCCGACTGAGAACGATTAGTCAGGTCGCGCACACACCCAACTCCCCGGCCTCCGGCAGGCTCCCCCTATCTCGGATTCACGCATAGACTGAGCGCTGCGCCATGCTGGTCCTGAGTCTGTTTCCTGGCATCGGTCTGCTCGATATGGCGTTCGAGCAGGAGGGCTTTACAATCGTGCGCGGGCCTGACGTGCTCTGGGGTGGCGACATCCGCCGCTTCCATCCACCAGCCGGCGTGTTCGATGGCGTGATCGGCGGGCCACCGTGCCAGGCGTTCAGTCGACTTGCGATCATGGTGCGTCATAACGGCTATGAGCCAAGGTTCGGGAATCTCATTCCGGAATTTGAGCGGTGCGTGGCCGAGGCAGCACCGAGCTGGTTTCTGATGGAGAACGTACCGGCGGCACCGCGACCCGTCGTTGAGGGGTATCACGTGCGTTCGCAGGTGGTGAACAACCGCTGGTTCGAGGCGAACAACGGTGTCGGCGCCGAGCAACATCGAACTCGAGCGCTTTCATTCGGTACACGCGATGGTCGCGCGCTCGAGTTCGATGTGGCACTGTGGGAGCATTCGGAGTTCGCTGCTGGTGACACCAGCAGCGAAGGTGGTGGAGTGATGCGCGGCCGCCGGGCAGCATTGGAGCCCGGCGGCCTCCTGCCGTCACAGCGAGCCGAGCGAGGATTCGCGGTCACTGCCGGCCACGGCGGAGGCACCAGCAAGCAATATGTCTATTCGCTGGAGGATGCCTGTGAACTCCAGGGCTTGCCGCGGGATTTCACAGAGCACATGCCATTCCGGAAGGACATGAAGCTCAAGGCCGTCGCCAACGGCGTGCCACTGCCGATGGGCCGCGCCATTGCTCGCGCCGTGAAGCGCGCGGTTGTTGACCAGTAGCCTACATCGGCCGGCCACACGTCGGGCAGCGGGGTAAGGCGACCTCGCGTTCGATCCAGGCGATGAGCGCTTTCCTCCGCGCCGCGCCGAGATACGGGCCGTAGGACCACGGCGAGTCCCGAATCCAGCGCACCAGCTGCGCGACGGTCCAGGTTCGCCAGTCGTCCGGCAGCGGTGAGGGCGCGGTCGTCACTCCGACTACGCCGCGCTCGGCCTGGGCGTGCCCATCAGGAACCGGCGAGACCTGATGCCGCACAACGGCTCGCCCAGCCTCACCTCACCTAGAACGGCCGTGCGCATTGGGATTTTCCCAATGTTGCAACGACGGTTTGGGACTTATGGCCCATAATCCCACGTTGGTCAGCTCCCCAGCGCACCCAGGATGCGCGGCACCGCCCACGCCCAGTGTGTACGTACCGATTTGCATGCTTCGCTCCTCCTCTAGCGATGTTCGGGTGGGTGCCGGCGCAGCCACCATGCCTCGTGGTCGGGGAGCTTCGCGCCGCTGGCGATCGCGGCGTCGCGGTAAAAGTCGCGCTCGTCGACCAGGTCCAGAATGCGCTCGTCCTTACTGGTCACCAGCAGCTTCACCAGGAATACGATTGCACCGGCCAGCCCGCCGATCAGTCCGCCCAGCAGCCCGAAGTCCTGGACATTCACGGCTCACCGCCGTGCGGCCACCGGCGTCACCGGAAACCTCGCATTCGCGTCCGTGCCGCCGTTCGGCGTGCGCGAGGGCAATGGCGTCGGACCATACGGTGGCACCGCGGCCGGCATCGCCGCGGCCACCTCAAGCACGGTTTCGTACAGCTGCACGCCCGCCCATGCGCCGACGATGCCACCGGACGCCGTGAAGCCGAAGGCCTGCACCAGCGGCGACTGCACCGCGAGCACGACGGCCACCATAAGGCGACGCACCCATCACACCAGCCATACCACGCTGAAAGCGCCCAGCCGCTGGAAATCGTACGGACTGAGCACGTCGTAGACGCCCTTGTAACCCGGTGCCGAGTTGGCGATCCACAGGTTCGAGCCCTGCACACCGCGGAGGCCGACCCAGTGATACCAGGCCGCGCCTGACATCAGGCCCGTCGTGCCCTGCGCGAGCTCGTAGACCGTGTCGAAGTCCAGCCAGCTCTGCGACGACTCGCGGCCGTACTGCTCGAGCACGGCTTGCAGCGCTGCACCTGAGGCGTCGTGGAGCCCGACGTCGGGCGAGATGTTGTTCGGATAGCCGATCTCGTACACGGTGGTCTCGCGACTGCCGTAGATATCGTCGGTCACGACTAACCCGGTGGCGCGTTTCAGCCACTCGAGGCTGCACGCCGAGCACGTCCAGTCATACAGCTGGCCAGGCTGGCTGGTCCACGGGTCATACCAGGCGGATGGCGGCGACTCTTCCTCAACGAAAGGGCACCCGGTTGACCCGGTTGTCCTCCTCGTACCACCAGTACTGGCTGTCGCGCGCGAGCGTCAAACTGATCTTGTGGCCATCGTCCAGGATGATGTAGCGCTCGTCCGAGCGGGCCTCGTCGCCATTGTCGGCAATGGCCTGCTGCACGCCGGGGCCGATGTTGTAGTCGGTCATGTGTGCTCCTTCATGCAAATTCAAAGCGTTTCGAGGCGGGATTCCAGACGATGAGCGGCGCGGTACCGGACGACTGGAAAGCGCCGCTGCCCCACCGCGTCGGTGGGCCGGAGGCGACGGTTTGAAAGGCGCCGGTGTACCAGTACACGTAGCCCGTCACGACCAGGACGTGGCCCAGGCTGAGCGCCTGCCCCTGGCCCGCGGTCACCGTGATCGGATAGGTATGCGCCGCCGGGATGACGGTCCAGGTCCTCGCGACGGATTGCGCCTGATTCAGCGCGCGCGCGAGCCGCGCCTGCTTGACGAGACTGGTCGCCTGCGTCTGGAAGGCCGTCAGCACGCGTGGCAGCGTGCGCGCCGCCAGTACGGTCAGCAGTTGCGACTCTGCGAGCGCACGCGGCAGACGGATCTGCTTGACGAGGACAGCGGCCTGCGTCTGCGCCAGGCTGAGCTGGCGGAGCAGCGCGCGCGCGCTGGTCAGCGCGAGCGACTGTGCCTGCGTCAGGGCCCGCGCGAGACGGGGTTGCTTGAGAAGTGCCAGCGCCTGCGTCTGGGTGAGCGCGCGCGCAAGCCGCGGCTGCTTGACCAGGCTGACCGACTGGGCCTGCGTCAACCCGCGGGCCAGTTGCGCCTGCTTGAGCAGCGCCAGTGCTTGCGCCTGGGTGGCGCTGACCGTCCGCAAGTAGACGCGTTGCGCCGCAAGGCTCAGCGCTTGCGCCTGTACGAGCGCGCGCGCAAGCCGCGGCTGCTTGACCAGGCTGACCGACTGGGCCTGCGTCAGCGCCGACGCGCGGCGGACCTGCAGTTGCAGGCTGACCGCCTGCGCCTGGCTCAGCTGGGTGGCAAAGTCCCAGAACCGATTGGTGTCGTACTGAGAGACGCCGTCGTCCCAGTGGCCAATCGGCACCGGCTAACTCCATCTGACTAGGTGAACTGGACGCGCGCGGTGAACTGGATGCTGTCGCCCGAGTTCAGCGCCTGGCTCAGGCCGTCGAAGATGGCGTAGAGCACGCCGCCGGACGGGGGCGAGCCGGAGCCGGCGGCGTCGAAGACGCCCACGTTGGTGATCGTTTTGGCGCCCGTCGCGGTGATGGTGCCCACGATCTGATGCGTGTCGTTGGTTTGCGTCGTGGTGAACTGGCTCGAGGTGCCGTTGGCGCGCGCCTCAGCCGCCGGCGTCGACAGGTCGGTACTGGTCGCCGAGCCGGCCGTCGCGCCCGTGCCCCAGCCGATGTAGTGCGGCTCGGCCTGCGTCGGCGTCGCGCCGAACATGCGGCCGCTGATTACTGCTTTTCCGGCGTTCGGACAGAGTGACGCCACCGCAGATAGTTCTCCTTCAGTGTGTGCATCATCGAAACACGGTGATCAAAACTGGCGATCATGCCCAGTTCTTCGACCTGCCGCTCGGGACACGCGAGCGGACATTGCGCGTGCGCGGTGCACGCGCGGATCACGCGCGCGCTGAGCGTGGCCGCCACCGGGACCTCGGACGCGCTCACGGCGGCGGCGGCGGCGGCCCGCCGGGATCCAGCACGGCCATCACGCGCTGCACGTAGGCGCGCAATTCTTTGTCCTGCGCCACCAGCGTGCCGGTGGTCGGGTTCACGAAACTGTCCATGCGCAGCCAGTTCTGGCCGAGCCAGCGCTGCAGATAGGTCTGCACGTCGTCGCCGAGCGCGTACAGCAGGAAGTTGCCGCTCTTACTCTTGAGCGTCACGCGTGATCCGGTGCCGCGAGGACATGGTTTTTGTCCTCGCTCAGATACGCCGGGTCGGTGCGCATCAGCGCCTCGTACTCGAGGGGATCGAACAACACGGCCACCTTGTGGGCGTTGCCGACGGCGCCGCCCGAGGGCTCCATGCCCACGATCAGCCCGTTGCCTGGATCTACGTACACCACCTTGAACTGAAAGTCGGTCATGCCAGTACCCACCTTCCGGGGCCATCCAGCCGATTGGTCTGCAACCTGACGTGCGACTCGGCGAGCGCCGTCGGGTCGCCGGCCTGCACCTGGCCGCACGGGCAGCCGTTGGTCTGCGCGTGCGTCACGAACATCTGCTGCACGCTCTGCGGCTGCGCGCCCCCGCTCGCCGGGTGCGTGCTCGCCGAGTCGCACATCGGGCAGACGATGACCAGAAAGTTGTGATTCTCGGTGCCGTCGACGTTGAGCGCGTGCTTGACCGTCGAAGGGTCGATGGTGCCGCCGTGCCCGCCACCGGGCGCGTCGTCGTGGATCACCTGCCACGCGGTCGCCGAGGTGAAGTCGCTCACGTATATCGACACCCTGCACCTCCAAGCTCCTTCTGAGCAGACGACTTCGGTGGAAGGGTGGTCGATTCACAGGGATACGTGTACGTGCTCATGGGTTGGCCTCGACGGTGATGCAGTTGCCCGCAGTGTTGGCGTACGCGTAGCCATCACCAGCGGCCGTCGCCTGGACCTGGACCCAGACCACGTCGACGCCCGCCGTGTTGACCACGGGCTGGCCGGCATTCGATACCGTCCACGTCCCCACTTTGGTCACGGTCGGGGTGACCGGCTTGCGGGCTTTATAGGACAACGTCGTGCGGATGATGCCGCCGGCACTGTTGTTGTTCTGCGACACAATGAGACTGCCAGTTGTTTCACCAATGATCTCGTAGTACCGCGCGCAGCGTGCCCAGTCGTCGGCCGGATGGAGCGGCACGTAGTTAGCCGGCTGGACGCCAACCACCAGGCAGGCGTTATCGATGTACGCCGTGCACGAGGCTGAAAATGAAATACACGCTTGGAGTATTTGCGGAGAGCTGAGCGCCGTGGCAAAGACCGTCAGGGTGTGATAGGTGCCATCACCCGGATGGAACGCGGAATACACGAAATTGTCGCCCGGATTCGCGGTGTCAACGCCAATGCGCACGGCATTGGCCACTGACGTCCGGACCCGCATGCTCAGCGACACCGGCAGTCCCCAGATGCCCGGTTGGTCCGCGAGCGTCAGGCTCTGATAGATACGGCTCAGTCCTGTGCCCGTCCCGAGCGTGAACGTCGCGGCCAGGGCCGCCTGACCATAGTTGTCATAGTTGGTGGTCTTGCTCACCGAGAATGTGTCGGTGCCCGTGACGAAGATCGCCCACCGATCAGCCGTGTAATTGGCGGTGAACGGGCCGTTGCCCCTCTGCCACACCTCGAAACCAGGATTCGTGAGCAAATTCGCACGCGCCACGTCCGCGCCCAGCGCCGCGTTCGGCACCGAGGCCGTCGGCAGCGTCAGTGATGGGCCAGTGACCGTGGTGTTGCCCAGATTCACCCCGTTCACGTCGGCGCGGATCAGCAGCGTGCCGTCCGACTTCAGCACGTTCAGCGCGCGCGAGTTCGTCGCCTCTAGGTTCTGCACGCTCAGCGCGTAGTTGGTGGCGTCGTTGACCGACGTCTCGGCAATGGGGATGCCCTTGCCGCTGGCCCCGTTCAGCGAATCCACGATCTGGTCCAGGTTGGCCGAGGCGATCAGGTCGCCAGGGTTCACGCGCGCGAAAGGCATGGCTTATGGGGACCCCCAGTGCTCGTTAGTGTCGTACTTGCTGACGCCATCGTCCCACCGTACCGGCGACCAGGTCACCGACACGCTCGGATCCGGCGCCAGCAGCTTCAGGGTGAGCGTGGCGACGATCACCGGCTCCGCCGTGCCCTTGCCGCTTTCGCCGCGCAGATAGATGACCCGTCGTTCGATAGGCGGCAGCACCAGCACGCTGTAGGTCTCGCCGAACTCGTCGCGCAAACTGACGCGGCCGCCCCACTGCAACGGCTCGAGTTTCCAGTAGTCGTTCTGCGTGCGCGAGATGTCGCGGCCGCCGAAGCGATCCACGTTGCCCTCGCCGAGCAGCACTTCGTAGGTGCGCACGCGCCGCAACGCCGGCCGCAGCTGCGCGCGCAGCATGATCGCGCGCACGGCGACCGGCGCGTACGACGGGTTGGTGCCGTCCATGCACACCGCGATGCGCCGGCCAAAAAAGTCCGCCTGGCCGACGATGCTCGACTGCGGCGACTGGGTCGCGGTGCCGAAGTCCTGCAAGCCGCCGCCGTCCGCGCCCACCGTGAAGTCGAGCGTTGCCGAGCCGCTCAGCAGGCCGTCAGCCTGCACGTCGATCTGCAGCAGGTCCTTGGTGGTCACCGGGTGCTGCCAGTCCTCGCCGGGGATGTGCACCTCCCAGCTGGTGGCGAAGGTCATCTCGGGGTCCTGCATGGGATTCTCGGTGCGCGCGATGATGCCCCAGCGCAGGTGCACCGAGCTGTCGCTGGTCTTGAGCGAGCCGACCCACAGCCGCGGCGGCGAGGTCAGGCCGCTGACCGCCAGCATGCGGCACACCTCGCCTTTGAGCACGATCAGGCCGCCGTGCCACAGCATGGGCGAGGGCCCGATGGCCTGCGGGCTGGCGCCGTAACCGGCCCCGTAGCCGAACGGCGAGGTGCCCGCGTCGCCCTGCCGAATGTCGCGGCCCCACATGACGTACGAGTCCTGGCCGTTGTAGACCGCGGCGATGATCCAGGGTCCGTACGAGGTCTGGGCGAGGATCTTGCCGCGGATGGGCGTCTCGTTGGGCAGGCCGTGGCCGGGCGTGACGGTGGTGATGCGCCCGGTCGTCGAGCCGCCCGAGACGTCGTAGCGGAACAGGCCCGCCAGGTCATTGACGTAGACGCTGCCGTTGGCGCACATCGCCGAGACGCCGTTGTCGTCGTCGACGGCGGCCTCGTAAAACGGCATCAGGTTCGGCGTGAAACCCGTGGTGCCGTCGACGTCGTGCAGGCCGTTGGTCTTGGCGACGTAGACGTGGCCCTGGTCCGAGACCAGGCTGTTGATGCTGTACGTGGTGTCGCCCACGCTGATGCTCGCGCCCCAGTTGCCGGCCGTCATGGGATCGGTCGCGGCGTTGGTCACGCTCGAGAGCGTGTCCTGGCCAATCAGCTGCCAGGCGCCCGTCGTGCCGCTGGCCTGCGCCTGATACCAGGCGTGCGCGATCGCTTTTCTGGTCGGGCCGCCGCCCGTCCAGGCGCCGGCCGCGTTGCGCACGAGCGGCCCCGGCGTCGACGAGCTCGTCTGCCCGGTCGAGGTGCCGACGTACAGGTTGCCCAGAAACGTGTCCATCGACCAGGCGATGTTGGCGGCGCCCAGGTCGAAGTCCTGCACGGGCGTGCCGGTGCCGTTCGGGATGCGGTAGATGTAGCGTCCGGCGCCGACGTAGAAGTGGCCGTTGTAGTCCTGCGCGCAGCGCGGCACGGCCTGCCCCACGCCCGCGGGCAGCGTGACCTCGGTCATGTACGGACCGGGCAGCACCAGCCGCGGAAAGCGACAGTCGGCGTTTTCGGCGTAGGCGTACGAGCCCTGCAGCAGGCGCCACGAGTAGCCGAAGCCGAGGTGGAACGTGTCCATGACCAGCGGCTCTTCGGAGACGTCGATGGGCTCGCCCGAGATCTGGACCGCGTTCGTCTCCTGGTCGACGGACTGCTGCTGCCGTTGGCCAGCCGCGCTGAACTGGAACAGGGTGAGATCCATCCCGTTCAGCGATATGGACTCTCTGAGCGGATACGGCACGGCTCGAGGCCTAGCCTGGCGTCAGGACGGTATAGCCGTAGCCGTAGTTGTCGCGTGACCGCACCGTGAGCACCGCGGGCCAGTGCTGCTTGCGCACCTGCGGATGCTGCAGGCTGAGCCGCTTCCACTGGTTGGCCGCCGCCCTGGCCTGCGCGCGCTGCTGACGGTAGGTGTTCTGGTCATCGGGCAGGCCCCACTTGCTGAGCTCGAGGAACACCCACGCGGCGCCGACGAGCTCCATGCCCAGCAGCGGCAGGATGGCCTGGTCGGTCTCGGCGTGCAGGCCCTCCGTCGTCGCCAGGCCGAAGCCGGTGCCCGTGTTGATCCACCACGACATCGGCACGTACACCTGCGGCAGCAGCGTGTCGCCCGTACTTAGCGTCTGGGCGATCTCGATGCCGGGGTTGTCGGCGCCGGGCACCCAGCGCCAGTTGATCATCAGCTGATCGTCGTCGTTGGGCTGTGCACCCGAGGAGCGGTAATACACGTCCACGATCTGGTCCTCGGCCTGCAGCCACGGCGCGAGCGTGCCAATGGGGTAGACGCGCTGGTCCTGCACGGCAGCGATGGGTAGCTTCTGGACCGTCCAGCATTCGGCGAGCGCTTTGTTGACCAGGTCGTTCAAGCCGAGGCGGCCTTCGTAGCGCACTGGCGGCAGGCGGCCGATGAACTCGACCGCAGTCCCCGTGGGCGTCAGGGTAGTATGCGCGCGCTCGAGCGTGACCGTGCCGGTGGTCTCATCCAACCCCTGGTACACCACGCGCCGCACCTGTCCCGCGTTCGGGCCGCTCGGCTGATACTCCCAGGTGTTGCCCAGAAAGCTCGGCTCGAGCTCGCTGCTGAGGAAGTCGTGCACGACCACCTGGTTGGCCTGGCTCGCGTCGGCGGTGGTGGTGGTCTGGATGTTGAAGCCGGCCGTGTCCGCCAGGCGGTGGCGATAGTCGGCTAGGGTCTGAGGCACCCTCAGGCGTTGCCTTCGATGGCGACGCTCGCCGACACGCGCGCCGGGCCCGTCGTGGTGATGGTGTTGATCTGCACGGTGATGCGATCACCGGGCCGCACGCCGGTCCTGCCGGGGTCGCCCGCCGCGTTGGTAAACTCGCCCGTCCCCGAGGCAAGGGTCGGCTTGTTGCCGGCGGTCGCCCAGATGCTGGTGCCGTTGACGAGCACGTCGCCGACACACGCGCCGCCGCCGGCCGTCTGGGCGTAGAACTTGATGCCGGTGATGCGGCCGAAACACAGAATGACGTACTCATTGAGGATCTGGCCAGCCGTGGTCGCGGCGTTGGAATAGCCGGCGACGGTATCGACGATGTTCTTGGCTTGTGCGCGTGTGCCTGGCATGGTCGGGGAAAGCCTCCTGCCGCTCTAGCGACGCCTGGGGGAAGCCGACGCCGGGTCTGGGGGTTCCGGTTCTGGTTCTGGTTCTGGTTCTGGTTCTGGTTCTGGTTCTGGTTCTGGTTCTGGTTCCGGCTCAGGGTTGGGGTCGGGCTGGGGAGGTGTCCCGTACCCCAGCGCGCGCAGCGTGGTGGCCACGGCCGCGGCGACGGCCTCGGCGTTGCCGCCCCGACCGTCGATCACGCCCGTCCGCCGCAGGCCGGCCACGATCGCGTCGCCCAGCTCCTGCTGCTGGCGACGGTCGCCGTGCATCACCGACTGGTGCTGCTTGAGCGCGCGCTCGGTGGCGAAGTCGTCGCGTCCGCAATACTCGCACTCGTCGGGCGCCGGCGGCACAAGCAAGCCCTCGAGCTGCGGAAAGTGCACCGGATGCGCGCCGCGCCAGCAGCCCTGCGCTTTGGCGGACCCGCCATTGGGCGCGCCGACGTGGGTCAGGTGATCCTTGGCGTCGCCGACGTGCCGCTCGCAGGTGGGCACCAGCGGGGGTCGCAGGTGGTAGCCCAGGTCGATGACCTGCGCCACGCTCAGCTCGCGCGCCCCACCGGCCTGGAAGAGCGCCTCGAAGGGGTGATCCATGTAGTACGCGCTCGACCCGAACTGGCCGTAATCACCGAGGACCTGCCAGCCGCGTTTGACTTTCTTCATCAACTCCATGTCGCTCGCGTCGCAGGCGATCACCTCGCCGTCGCGCGTGCGGCAGTAGACCAGGCCCTGGTCGGCAATGACCGCGTTGGGAGATGCGGTTGTCAGCGCTTCAGCCATGGTGCTCCTTCGTCCGCGACGTATTCCGTCGGGATAGCGGGCCGCGCAAAGACCGCGGCGTACTCCCAGTCGACTTCGTCAGTCATCAGATGCGCGGCCTTCGGGCCGAAGGTGGGCAGCGTGCTCACGCGCCACAGGCTGTCATCCGTGGCCAGCGGCGCGCGTGGGCCAGCCGGCGGCCGCTTGCCAAAGCCCTTGACGGGCACGACCGGCAGCGGGCCACGCGGCTGGCGATCGCTGAGGCGAAGGAAGGTCCAGCCCTGCCGGGCGAGGTGCGCGTTCATGCGCTCGAGCGACCAGGCGAGGCGTGCCTGCAGCAGGTCGGGGTCTGGGCGCGCCGGCACGCGGACGTGGAAGAGCACCGTGTAGGCCTGCTGCTCGAGCTCGGGATGCGTGATGACGTGCGGCATGGCTCAGCTATAGACCAGGATGCCGCCGCCGGCGGAGCCGGGCACGATGTAGATGCCCGTCTTGGCCGGGATGTCCAGCACGGTGATGCCGACCGCAGGCGTGGTGGCCGTGAACAGCACGGTGCCTGAGGCGGCGCTGGGGTTGTCGTAGATGGTGATGCTGCCGGTCACCACCGAGGTGACGACGAGTTTCGCGACGCGCCCGGCGCGCGGCTTGACCGCGAGGCCCGTGGTCGTCCAGGCCGCGTAGTTGGCGCCCTGAAAGGTCTCTTCCACGCGCGTCGGCTACTTGACCGCCAGAAGCTTGACCGTCCAGTTGCTCGAGTTGGTCGTGGCCGCGGCCGCCTCGTCCGCTTCCAGGCGCTCGAACATGCCGTAGATGGTGTCCATACTCACGATCCAGCTGAGATCCAGCGGGCTGTACCAGGTGTGCGTCGTCGGCTGGCGCTGGATGGCCTTGAAATAGTGTGTCTTCGACCAGAACGCGCCCGTGGCGTTCGGCGCGGTGCCCGCGAGCAGCTGCGACTCGTACACGTCGGCGCCGTAGATCTTGCCCACGCGCGCCTCTTCGACCGCGGTGCCGCCCTCGTCCTGGCCGACGTACAGCATGTTGGTGAATTTCTCGAGCTTGAGGAAACCCGAGTAGGTGGCCGGCGGGACGACGATGTACCACGGGCGGGGCGCGGCCTGGTTGCGCAGCAGGGTGCGCGCCTGGATCAGGTTGTCGTCGGTCAGCTCGGCGCCGTTGGTGCCGACCGAGTTCGTCGCCGCCGAAAACAGGCTCGCCGCGTCGACGTCCATCTGGCGCGCCAGGGCGTAGGCGCCGGCTATCGTCGTCTCGGAGCGGATGTCGTAGCGCGACTGGATCTCGGCGATGTCCTCGATTTTCTGGGCGATGGCGCGGTGGCCGTTGGTCATCGGCAGCACGAACTGCTGCGACGTTTCGGTGATGGCCTGCGGCGTGAGCGGAGTGCCGGCCGCCTTCGCGTTGGCGGTCAGGTTGTGGCGCGACGGCAGGTTGATGGTGTTGGCGTGCTGGTCGACGAGCGCGCTCTTGTCATCGAACAGCGCGGCGACGACGACGTCGTATTGAATGGCGCGGTTGAGTTCCGGCGACCAGACCTGATCGATGAACACCGCCGCGGTGGTGATGGTGGTTTCACCAGCCAAGGTATGAGACCCTCCGTGGAGGGCGTTGTCAGAGTCGCTCTAACTAGCCCTGGGTACGGCCGTTCGCGTGGTCGGCGGCGAGTTGCGCCGTGATCGCGTCGATCTGGGCGCTGCTCAACTTCGCGGCCTCTTTCGGCGATAAGGCCAGATAGTCATCCACACTGAGTCCGCCCAGGTTGGGCGCGCCGGCGCCGTTGGTCCGTTCGGGGGTGGCGCGCGAACCGACGAGGCGGCCGCGCAGGCCCTCGAGTTCGCCCTCGAGCTTGGCGACCTGGTCGTCGCGACTCTTCTTGCCGATGTCGATGGCCCGTTTCACGAGGTCCGCGGCCGACGGCGAAGCGTGCAGGCTCTGGTAGTCGGCCTCGCTCAGGCCGTCGAGCTTGCCCAGGTTGGCAAAGTCGGCGGCCATCTCTTGCAGAATCTGCTGACGGGTGCTCTGCATCAGCGCGCTGGCCTGGCGGTTGCCCGAATACAGCTGCAGGACGGCCTGGCGGGCACGATCCTGCGTGGCGTAATCCGGGGACGCCAGCTCGTTGAAGAGCTGCTCGATACGCTGGTTGGCCTCACGCTGCGTCTGCTGGAACGCGTCCTGCTGCTGGCGTTCGGTCTGCTCGCGCTCGAGGGCGGCGCGCCCCTCGTTCAGACCGCGCTGGTACGCATCCTCGGCCGCTCGTCGGCGGGTGCCCCGCGTCTCACCGTCCTGGGGTGAGGCCGCGGCTCCAGCGCTCTCGAGGTGGTCATCGGGTGCGGTCGCCTCGGCAGGTTCCGGTGCCTCCGCGACGGGCGGTGCGGCTCGCTCGGCAGGTCTCAGCGACTCGGGATAGATCGACGGATCGGGCCCGAGTTGGACATCGACCTGCGGGCCAGCGTCCGGGCCCGTGGGTGCAGGTGCATCTGTCGGTGGCGACGTGAGCGAGTCTGACATCGGGGATGGGGACTCAGACGCCGCAACTGTACCGTAACTTGGCGTTAGCAGTCCGTTGACGGGTGCCGGCTATAGTCGGGCTACCACAGAAAAACGCCCGCGTCGCACGTTGGCACTAGCGACCGGGCGTCACACCGAAAGAAGGTTCGTTCTTCCGATGCAACCAAAGACTAGCGTTTTTCTCGCCGAGGGCATCGTTATCAGTGCCGCGTTGGTTCTCATCGCCGTCCTGGTGGTCGCGTTCAGTCCGCTGCTGTGGACCGACCACCTATTCCACAACAGCAACCAGCTCATACCCGCCAGCTGCTCGATCACGACGCCCTTGGGGAATGGCTACGTTGGCGTGGCACACTGCCCAGTGTGGGCGAACTGGCAACCTGCCAGCTAAGCCGCGCCCAGGAGCGACTGCATGAGCGCGCGGTGCTGGGCGTCGCGCCGCATTTGCTGCTGCAGCAGCATCTGGGTACTGGCCACGTCTGGCCCGTAGCCGACCACGGGCGCGAGCACACCCGTCGGCGTCGCACGCGCCAGACCATTCCTGCCGACGTCCCGCAGCAGCATTTGACCCGCTGCGGTCGAGGCGACCTGGTCGATATTCTGCAGCGCCGCGCGCTGGGCTACCGGGGACATCTGTTGCCACCGATCCGAGCTCACCAGCGTCCCGGCGGCCCGCTGGATGATCTGGCCGCGGTACTGCTCATACGTGAGCCGCTCCTGCGGCGTCAGCCGAATCTCGTGCATCGGGCCGTACGGGATGCTGTCCGGGGTCGCCGACGGCGCCACGCCTGCGGCTTGCATCGCCCCCAGGATAGGGCCGGGCGTGCCGGGCGCGGTGCGCACCGGGACCAGCTCGCCGAGTCCCTGCAGCGGATTGGCGAGCTGCCGGCCGAGCACGTCCTGTCTGGCCGGCAGGTTCTCGCGCAGGCCGGGGATGTTCTGCAGGACGTTCTCCACGACGCTCTGGGGCAACTGCTGGGATGTCTGCGCCTGCAAAGCCTGGCGTTGAAGCGGATCGGTCATCTGCGCGATCGACCGCACCAGGCCGGACTCGGGCACCAGGCCGCCGAGCACGCTCGAGGCGACGTCCGTGGCGCCCCGTAAGCCGGTAGCGGCCACGCCGCCCGACTGCAGCGCGTCGTACAGGTTGGCAAACGTGCGCATCGGGGTCGCCGAGGCGAGCTGCTGGCCGACCTCCGAGACGAGCTGCGCCGCGGCCGTGACGCGCGGATCCTCGATGCCGTACGCCTGCGGACCGGCGGCCTGCTGTTTGGCGGTTTGCTTGTTGTAGGCCTGCACCGCGTCGGCGTACGCGCCGGCCATCATCATCGGTCCGCGCAGTTGGGGGGGCAGCTTCTCCCAACTGTGATAGGCGCCGTCGGGTCCGACGAAACTGTTGGGCTGGTTGCCGTCGCCAATCCACACGCGCCGCTCGCCCGGATCGGTGGGCCCGTTGCCGGTGATTGCGCCGCTAGTCGCCTTGCTGGCCAGCCAGACGCTCAGCGCGGTGCCGATCAGGTTGTTGGTGAGCCGCTCGCTGAGCGGGCCCACCGCGGTGCCGGCTGGCGTGGAGCCGAGCCCGGCCGCGTACGGGCCACGCCCGGCGAGGCCGCGCGCGACGTCGACGGCCGTGCCGGCCAGGCCCAGCGGCGAGGTCTCGACCATGCGACTGGCGAGTGCCATGCCCATGCGATACACGGGGAACAGCGCATCACCGACAGGTCCCGCGTTGGTGACGAACCTGCCGAAGGCGCTCGTGAGCGTGCCCAGCTCGCCGCGGGCCGCCGCGCGATCGCCCATGGCGACGGCTCGTGTGCTCGCGGGCTGCCCGAACTGGCGCTGGAACTCCGCGAACCAGTTGGCGCCGCTGTGGCCGGCCGCGGACGCCGCCTCGCCCGCCTCGGCGCCGTGCTCCATGCTCTGGATCAATTGCGAGGTGGCGTTTTGAAACGCGCCGTGCAGCGCCCCGGCGCCTTCGAACAGGTTGGCGAGCACGCCCGGCAGGCCACCCCCGGCGCGCGCCGACAACGACGTGGGCCGCGCCAGACTGTCGCTCAAGCCCTGGAGGAAATTGTCGGTCCAGTTGACCAGGCCCGATTGCGCACCCAGCACGCGGCCTTGCAGTCGACCCGGCTGGAAACTGGCCAGGTCGCGCACGGCGCCCGTCACCCCGCTCAGCATGGGCGTCAGGCTAGCGTTGAAGGCGACATCGGCCATCGTGTTCAGACCACTGATGACGCCGCCCTTGTACAGACCCTGCAGCCAGTCGCCGAGCGTCGGCGGCGCCAGACCCGCGGCCGCGCCAGCCGCGCGCGCGCGCGCCACGGCACCCGGCACGCCCAGGGCGACATCCAGGCCAGGTCCGCCGGCGAGCGCGCCGAGACCCGCGGCGCCGGCGACTTTGAGCCAGCGGTTGGGATCGTTGGGGTCGGTCGTCTGGTACGCGCCGAGGCCGCCCGCGGCACCGCCACCGAGCGCGCGCGCGAACGCTACGTTGGCCGCGGCGGGTTGGGCGCCGCCGAACGGCGCGCCTGCTCCGCCAATTTCACCCGGCGCTGCAACGCCTGCTCGTGGCGCTCCCGGATACGGCGCGCCGCCTGCTGGAGTCGCTGCTGCGGACTCGGCTGCTGGGCCACCTAGATCGAATGGTAGCGCCTCGGCCGCCTGCGCCCCAGGTCGGAAGAACGTGGCGTTCGGGTTGTCCTCAATGCCCTGTGACGCTTCGGCGATTTGCTGCTGCTCGGCCTGGAGTTGCGCGAGCTCGACGCGCGCGTCGGACAGCGTCTGCTGACCGCCGCCGAAGGTTGGCCGCACCTGCTCGCGGGCGTAGCGCAATTCGCCGCTGCCCGAGACGAGGCCGACGCGCTCCCACCAGAGCGGGGCGTTCGCGTCGACGCCGTGGACGCGCGCCAGCTCGCGCAGCGCGTTGTTCGTCCAACCCACAGCCCAGGGTGGACGCAGGACCCCGCCGCCGCCGCCCGCGCCGGCGTTGTAGACGTCGCCGCCCAGACGATTCTCGAGCTCCGCAATGCGCGCGTCGTTGGCGTCGTAGCGGTCGCCAAGGGTGTTGAGGTGGTCCACGACGTCGTCGATGGCCATGGGCGAGGCGCCGGGCGCGGTTTCTGTCAGGAGCGAGAATGGATTGACCGGACGCGCCGGTGGCTCGCGACCGGCGAGCGTGCCCCGCAGCGCGTCCATCATCGCCTGCAGATCGGCCTGGACTTCGCTTTGCGGGCGCGCGATTGGTGCCGCGGGCTCGCGGCCCGCGAGCATGTTCTGCAGGCCGGTGAGCACGTCGCTGGCGGCCTGCGGCGGCGGGGTGACCACGGGCTCGAACTGGTTGCCGGCGGTGCGCACGAACGACGTCGCCTCGGGATGCGCCGCGGCCGCCGCGGCGTAGCTATTCGGCGTCCCCTCGAGCGGCGCCGTGGGCTGGAAGCCTACGCGCACGCCGTACGGGTCGTAGGCGATGCCGGGCGTCGGTTGGAAACCCTTCAAGACGCCGTACTCGTCGTAATTGGCGGGATTCCTGAGCAAGTCGTCAGCTGCGATGCGCCGCTCCGCCTCGGCGTTGATCGACCGCACCAGGTCGTCTTGGGCGATGCGTTGCTGGGCGGCCGCGTTGATCTCGTCGAGCAGCTGCTGCTGGTGCGTCGCGGCGGTCTCGAGCCCGACCGCCGCCGGCGGCGCGATCGGCGACGGTCCCGTGCGCAGGCGTCCCAGCAACAGCTCCTGCAGGTTGGGCATCTCGGGCATTTCGAGGCCGCCCACGGCGAACTGAGCCTGCTGGTAGCGCTGCCGGTCCTCGGGCGTCATCACCGAGGGATCGACCGACATCGTCATCGGCTGGCCGCCGATCGGCAGGCTGAGCGCGCCCGGCGTGCCCGCGTACTTCTGGTTCAGGTCCGAGATCGCCTGCATCGAGTCCAGCACGCCCATGGGCATGTACGGCCCGAGCGTTGAGCTGAGGTCCTGGCCCAGGCCGCGCAGGTTCTGCATGAAGGCCGGGATGGGCCCGTTCTGGCTCAGATCGGTGACCGACTGCGGGCTGCTCAGGTACTGGCCCAGATCGAGCGCCTTGCCGCCGATGTTGGGGATGCCCGAGGCGGTGAGCGCGTTCGACTGCAGCAGGTCGTTGACCGTGGTCGGTATCTGCTGCACGCCCTGCGACAGCTGGTCCTGCAGCGACTGCAGCGACGAGGTGGGCGGCGGGCTGCCACCGACGTCGAGCACGGCGCGCGTGATGTCGTCGATCTTGCCCTGGAGCGCGCCCGTGGCACCGCCCAGGATGCTGCCGACCAGGCGCTGGCCCTGCTCGAGCAACGGCTGCTGCAACGCGCCCGGCTGCGGCGCGAAGCTACCCGGCGGCGTGACCAGGCCGCCCGGCACGCCCGGCAGCGGGTGCGGGCTCTGACCCGGCCCCGGCAGGGGAATGGACACCGGCCCGATGTTGAGCGAGCGAGCCGTCGTCGACTGGGCAGTACCGTCGGATTGCGCCAGAGGATGATCGGCAAAGATGGCCGCGCGCGCGCCGCCGTGCGACTGGGGCATGCCGTTGATCTGGTCGGGCGTCATCCACTCGCTGCCGCCCTTCAGGTCGGTGCCGCTCGTGCCGACGTGCAACTGGCCGGTCTGGGCGTTGTAGCCGTCGACGTAGTAGTAGTGCCCCGGCGTGTCGATGATGACGGGGTTGCCGCCCGCGGCGTCGCGGCCGACCGTGGCCCAGTCGACGCCCTGCGTGGCGTGCGCGTCCACGCCCATCGCGTTCAGCAGTTTGACCTCGGAGCCGACGCCGGCCATGCCCTGATCGGGATTCCAGCCGACCTGCTGGGCGAGCTGCTTGGCCTCGGCGACCGTCGGGTTGCGACCGTACGTCTGGGCGAAGGCGATCGCCGCGGTCGGCCCGCAGAACGCCATCGCGTCGCCGCTCGAGAGCCCCAGGCCAAACTGCGAGGTGCGCGTGGCGACCTGCGACTTGGCGGCGTCGATGGCCGTGTTGACCGCGCTCAGGCCCTGCTGGGCGACATCCTTGGCACCACCCAGAATCGTGTTGACGTAGCGCTGCGTCTCCGCAAACGGCGGCACGCCAGCGTACTGGTCGACGTTGCCTGGTCCGGCGTTGTAGGCGGCCAGGGTCTTGCTCCAGTCGCCGCCGTATTTCTGCAGGTTCTGGGCGTCCATCTTCGCTGCGGCGTCCAGCGATTGCTGGGGATTGGTCGGGTCGATGCCCATGCCCTGCGCCGTCTGGGGCATGAACTGCGCAATGCCGGTCGCGCCCGCCGGTGACTTCGCACTGGGATTGAACCCGGATTCTTGCTGGATCTGGCGCGTGAACACCTCGGGGTCGATGCCGTACTTCGCCGCGGCCTGGCGCGCCTGGTCGATGTAGTCGCCGGGCGTGGCGGACTGCGGACCCGCGGGCACCCCGGGCGTAGTCTGGGGGGTGCTGGGAGGCCCGCCAGACACTTGCGGCGCCGGAGTGGGTGGTGGACCGCCTGGTGGCGGAGGCGTGGGCTCAGCGGCCTGTGCGGCGCCGCCGAGCAGCTTCTGCATCTGCTGGCCGACCCAGTCGGCGCCGGCATTGGTCAGATCCGTGGTCTGCGACGGGGTGGAGGGCTGCGCCACCGGCGCTGGTGGTGGCGCCTCGGGCGTGGGCGTCGGCGGTGGAGGCGTGGGGACCGGCGGCGCGGCCGCTTCTGCTGGCGGGGCCACCGGTGGTGGCGTGGGCACGCCGCCGGGTACGGGTGCCGGCGTCGGCGTGGGCATCGGCGCCGGGGTTGGCTGGGCGACCGGCGCTGGCGACGGCGCGGCCTGGGGAACCATGGCCTGCACCTGGCGCATGGCCTGCTGCATCTGCTGCTGGGCCCAGTCCTGGCCGGCCTGCACGCGCTGCTGCTGCTGCTGCAGCCACAACTGGCCGGCACTCTGCAGGTAGTCCTCGGTCGGCAGCCAGATGCCCGTGCCCGGCATGTCGACCTACGCCAGCGTCGTCCGAGCGATGGGTGCCTGTTGGCCGACGCGCGACTGCGCGTACTGGTTCATGAAACTGGGCAGGCTGTAGCCGGCGGCGCCGAGGCCCGAGCCGAAGGCCTGCATCTCGTCCGGCGACATGCGCTCGAGGCTGCCGGGCGCCAGGCCCTGGGCGCCGCGCTGCGCGATGCCGCGGATTGTGTTCAGCGTCGAGGTGTAGTCCCAGCCCGGCGTGGCCGACGTGGGCGTCGTCTGGCCGGCACCGGTCTGATACAGCGCGGGCGTGGCGAGCGCGCCGGGCGTCCAGCCCGGTTGCGTGCCGCTCGAGGTGCCGCGGATGGCGCCGCTCGGGGCGACCTGCTGGTTAGGGTTGTAGTTCTGATCGGCGACCAGCGTGTTGGGATTGGCCAGATCGCCCTGCATGGCGCCCATCTGCATGTAGCCGGTGGGCGCGTTCGGGTTGTACGTCGCCTGGCCATAGTTGGCCGTGGGGCCGAGCCTGGTGCCCGACGGGTTGGCATACTGCGCGAGCGACGCCTCGGGCGTGGTCCAGCTCGGTGTGGTCGTGCCGCCCATCTGCCCGATCAGGCCGGCCGCGGACTGCGGCGTCGGCGCCGTCGTGCCCGTGGCCTGGAAGGCGGGCGCGGCCATGTTGTTGGCCAGGTTCTGCAGGTACACCGGCACGTTGGGATTGCCGGCCGCGCCGCGCAGATAGTTGGACAACTGGAACGTGTTCTGCGGGCCCTGCAACTGCGCCGCCGTGCTCAGGTACTGCTGACCCAGCTGCCCCTGCTGCAGCGCCAGATTCTGGTTGAACTCGCGCGCGGCCTCGGTCGGCGCGCCCTGATACATACCCGACAGCGTGGCCGCCTGATTGATGGCCTGCAGGGTCTGCTGCCCTTGCTGCGGCACGCCGTAGGTGCCGTACATCTGCTGCAGCGCCATCGTCGGCGTGGGCCCGTTGGTGCCGTACACGAACTGCTCGGGCGTCATGCCGGCCTGCTGCAGCGCGCCCTGGACGTCACCCCAGTAGTGCTGGGCCGCCTCGGTGGGATCGCCCTCGTACTGCTTCAGATAGGTCTGCTGCGTCGAGGGGCTGGCCTTGGCAAATGCGTCATTGACGATGTTGCCCATCGGCTGCTGGTAGAGCCCTGTCTGGGCCGCCTGATTGGCGGCGATCTGCGCCGCCTGCGCCGTGGCCTGCTGCGTCTGGCCCATCTGCCCCTGGCCCTGCCGCAGCAACTGGAAATTCGCCGTGTCGACCTGGGGGAAGGTGTTGGCATCGACGCCCGCGGGCGCACTCGGCAGCACCACGAGCTGGCCGCCGGCCTGGATCTGGCCGACCTGCCCGGTCTGCATGTCGCGGATGTACGTGCCGGGCTGGTATTGCCACGCCTGGGGGTTGTTGAACTGCCCCGTCAGACCCGCGGCGCCCATGCCCAGCTGCGCGTACTGGCCGAGCGCGCCGAGGGTGGCCGTGCCGGCCGCGGGTTGCGTCGGCCCGCCGGCGCCCCACTGCATCCAGTTGCCGCCGGGCGCGTTGCCGAACTGCGTCGCGTACGCCTGCGCCTGCTGCAGCGCGGCCTGCTGCTGCTGGAACTGCAGCGCCTGCAGAAACATCTGCCACTGCTGATTCAGGCCGGCCGCGTAGCCGCCCGAGGTCTGTCCGAAGAACGTGCCGAGGGGATCTGTTAGCCGGTCCCTCCCTGGTGTTCAGGTCTGGTTGCGGGGCCAGGATTCGAACCCGGCTCAACACCTAACAGAGGTGCCATGCTACCCACTACACCACCCCGCGGAAGCCGATCATGTTGACCGGGTTGGCAAAGCCCATGTAGTTCTGCATCAGGTTGGGGATGGTCGGCACGGGCGCCGGCACATACGCCGGCTGCGACGAACCCGGTGGTGGTCCAGCGGTGGCCGGCGGGCTGCTGATCGACGGCGGGTTGAAGTAGCCCGGCGCGGCACTGAGAAAACCGGGGGGTGGACCAGCGCTCGGGGGCGGCGGCGCGGCCTGCGGATTGAAGGTCGGGCCGCTCGAGCCGCCGGCGGGCTGGCCGTTGACGTTGACGTTGACCGTTGGCTGCTGGCCGGCGCCCTGTGCCTGCGCCTGCGCCTGCGCCTGGCCCGCCTGGTGGCCGGCGGCGAAGGACTGCAGCAACGCCGGCATGGGTGGGCCCTGCGGGATCTGCACCGGCGCGAACTGCTGCGACGCCAACCGCTGCGCCATCTCGTCCATCACCTCGCGGAACGCGGCCGCGCCGGCGGTGCTGCCCCGCGGCGCGTACTGGTTCATCGACGCCATCTGGCCGAGGGCCGCGCTGCCCAGCTGCGCGTACTGGTTCGCCCTCTGGGCCATCGCCGACTGCAGCGCGTTGGTACCGGCCATCTGCTGGCCGTACTGGTTCTGCTGATAGTTGGCCGCGGCCACGCTCGCGGCGTACGGCGTGGTGCCCGCCGTCGCGGCGCGGAAGTAATCCGCCATTGCGTCGTTGGCCTGCTTGGTCGCCTCGTCGGGACTCAGGCCGGAGCCGGGGCCGAAGAACTGGTTGTGAATGTCCTTGATGGCTTGCAACTGTTGCTGCAGGCCGTACATCGGCCCCTGCAACTTTTCCTGGATGCCGGCCAGCGTGGCCTGGGCCGTGGCCTGGCTGGCGGCGCCGGCGCCAGCCGCCTGCGCGGTCTGCGCGGCCTGCAGGCCCGGTGCGCCGGGAATGAGCGCGCGCTGGTAGTCGGCCTGGGCGTTGGTGAGACCCGTATCAGCAACGGACTTCCCGGCCTGGGCTCTGGCGAGGTCCGACTGCGCATCCGTCAGGCCGACTTGCGATTGGGTGAGGCTGACATCGGCCTGTTGCTTGTTGACCAGACCAGGCAGCAGCGTGTCGATCTGTGTTTTCTGCGCCTTGAGCAGGTCGGCCTGGGCGTTGAGCTGGTCGGTTTCAGGACCTGCTTTCGCCTTGGCAATGTCTGCCTGTGTCTGCTTGAGGGCCGCATCGGCCGCAGCCGATCCGGCCTGCGCCGCGACGAGCGCCTTCTGGGTATCGGCCCCGTTGAGCAGGACGTCGGCCTGCGCCTTCGCGGTGGCCGCGTCCTGGTCGGCTTTCTTGATCTGTGCCTGGACCAGGGCTACCTGATTGGGATCGACGGTCTTGATCGCGTTGGTCAGCGCGGTGGAGTACGCGGCGTTGGCCGTCTCGACTCGCTGTTGCGCGCTCGAGAGCGTCGAGTACGCCGACTGCAGCTGTTGCGTGGCCGAGGCGAGCGCGTTCTGCTGCGTGATGTCGCCGCCGGTGACCGCGGCCTGCAGTTTGTCGACCTGGCCCTTGGCCGCGTTGACCTGCTCCCACATCTTCGCAGCGTCGACATTGGCCTGCTGGACTTCCTTGGCGGCCTGCTCGGTGGCCTGGTCGACCGTGAACATGCCCTGCGGACCCTGCGGCGCGCCGATCGTCGGCGCCGTCGGCGGCGTGGTGCCCGTGCCGGGACTGGGCGGCCCCTGCACCGGTGGTGGCGCCTGCCGTTGCGACGCGTTCGGATCGACGTTGGGTGCGGTGGGCACCTGGTCGCTCGGGGCCGTGTAGGGCGTGCCTGGCCCGCCCGGTTGCGGCGCCGGCTGGCCGGTCGCGGAGTCGACCCAGACCCATTGACCGGTGGCCGGATCCTGGCGCGGAACGATCGGCATCTCAGTGTCCCGGAATGCCCTGCCAGCGGCTCACGCCAGCCGGCACCGACCCGTAAAACGTCGGATACCAGCCCCGCTGCAGCGCCGTGTCCAGCGCGAAATCCACGCTCGCGCGCCAGGCTGCGGGGTCGCCGGGCTGAAAGCCGGTCTGTGCTGTGAACTCGTTGCCCAGGCCGGGTGTGGTGCCGTATTGCTGGTAGCCCGGCCCGCCATAGTGCAACTGGAACGGCCACCAGCTCGAGCCCGTGGCGAAGGTGCCGCGCACCGCGGGATTGGTGAACGCGGCCTGCTGCGGGTTGGACGGATCGTGGCCACCCTCGTTGTAGGCCACCGCCATGGCCACCTGCGGATCGATGCCGCGCGCGCGCGCCGCCTGGTCGATGTAGTTTTGAATGTCACCAGGCTGCGGATTCGCGGCCGTCGTGCCGCCCAGATGCGCAACCAGGTCCGGATCGGGCTGTAGCGGCACGACGGCTTCGGGGCCTCGCTCGCCGAGCAGCGCCACCGTCGGCTGGGTGACGATGCCGCCGCTAGCCATCGCCGGGATGCCGGGCCCTGGCATGCCCATGGGCGGCGGCGCGCCCGGTGGCGGACCGCCGGCGGGCAACGGCGGCAGGGCTGGGCCAACCGGCATCGGGGGCGGCGCGGACTGGGCCGCCAGGTGCTGCTGGGCGAGCGCGAGCGGCAGCGTCGAGCCCTCGAACGGAGGCGGCGGGTCGGTGCCGGCCGCGTCGTGCGACCAGCCCTGGATCTTCTGGGCGTTGGCGATCGCCTCCTTGAGGTCGGCGCCCTGATACAGCATCTGGCGCATCGGATAGACCTGTTGCAGCGCCTGGCCCGGCGGCATGCCCTGGCCCACCAGCGTGTGATACTGCGCGTCCGCGACCTGGGTGCTGCCCAGCGGCGTGAAATTCCAGCGCTGCACGACGTCGTCCTTGCTCAGTTGCTGGCCGCTGAGCGGCGAGCCCAGCCGATTGGCGATACCCGAGGCGTAGTCCTGCACGCGCTGCGCGAACGCGTCCACGGTCTGGCTGAGCAGGTCCTGCGAGGTCTGGCCGGCCACCAGCGGACTACTTCTTGCCCTTCCTGGCCTGGCGCTGGGTGTTCAGCGCGATCGCGATCGCTTGCTTCTGGGGCCGGCCCGCGGCCATCTCGGTCTTGATGTTCTTGCCGACGTCGGCCTGCTTGCTGCTTTTGCGGAGCGGCATGATGACCAGGACCGCCATCAGTGGCCGTTGCCGTTTTTGGTGGGCAGCGACTCGTGCAGAAAACCGCCGCCACGGCCACCGGTGGGCGTCATGCCGGTATGCACGCGGCACGGCGGACACGGATAGCTGTGGCGGTCGGCCTCGAGGACGCCCGGCTGCGGAGGGAGCAGCTGAGCGTTCAGCCGGGCCAGGCGGTCGAGCTCCGGGTAGCTGTTGGGACCCGCGGGCGAACCGGCATTCGACGGCCCGGACTCGGCCTTGCTGCGCGTCATGGCTTGCGCATCCCCGGCGGGCCCGGCACGCGCGCGGCGCGCGACACCACGCGACCGGGGCTCGGTATGCCCGGCACACCACGCATGGGCCCGACTGGCGCCTTGGGCATTTTCGGCAACGCCACGCGCGGATTCGCCGGCGTCGGCGCTTTGGGAGCTCGAGGCATCGCTACTTGCCTTTCTTGCCGCTCACGGCAATGCCGGGGAATTTCGCCGCGACCTTGCGTTTGATGGTCGCCTGCTCGGCCGGGCTGGCGTGCTGCGCCGCGCGGGCTAACGCGTTCCTGGCGTGAGCTTCGTCATTGATGGGATACGAGCCGGCGCCCTTGCCCTTGGGCCCCTCGCCTTTACCAGGCAGCGCAAACGACTTCGCGGGCAGCGCCTGGCGCTTCTTGCTGCTGAGCACCGCCATCTACTTGCCCTTCTTGAGCGGCACGCCGCGTTTTGTATCCAGCGCGTTGTCGCGCGCCGAACCTTCCTTGACGCCGTGCGCTTTGTCCCAGGCCGCGTCTCTGGCCGGCGTCCACTTCTTGCCGCCCTTAGGTGGCGTTGCCCGTGTCGCCACGATTCCAGCTGTAGGACTTCTTGGTGGCCGGCGACTCGTTCAGTACGTCGGGATCTTCCACGAAGTTGTTGACGTTGCCGTTCGACGAGACCGCCAGGCTCGAGTCGGCTGCGGCGGTGCCGCCGTTGCTGGGTTGCGGGTAGCTCGTACCTGCGCCAGTGCCAATGCTCGGCATGCGTTTGTTGGCCATGCGCTGCTTATCCTCCCGGAGGTGCTGCGGCCCCCGGCCCGACTACGGCGCCCGCCTGCTGCGAGGCGAGCACGTCCTGACGCATTGGACCTGCCCCGGTGGCACCCGCCATGATGCCACCGATGGCTGAGTTTACCGGCTGGGGCGGGTTGGTCCCCTGCAGTTGGCCGGTCGGCCCCGGCGGCGCGCCGTTGCCCGGCAGCGCCGCGGTGGGCGTGCCGTCCGGCATCGCCTGGCCGCCCTGGACCGCGGCGAACAACTGCGCCATCTTCTCGTCGTCCAGTTTCTTGCCCACCAGGTGGAACAGATACTGCTGGCCTTGCGGCGTCTGGAACAGCAGTTTCTCGGTCTGGATCTCGATCATCGTCTCGTCCGGCGACTCGTCGCCCAGCCCCTTCTCGAGCGCCTGGCGCAGCGGGATCCTGCCCTCGAGTGACCACTGCATGAGCATCTGCGCGTAGGGGAGGTTCTCGCCTTCTTCCGGCGGGTACTCGCACCAGAAGTCGTAGACGCCCTGCGCCATGTCCTGCGTCAATTCCTGCGCGGACCGCACGCTCTGCCGCATGCCCTTGGGTTGCACGCTGCAGTACACCGGCACAGTCACGTTGTAGTTCTGGGCGATGCGGTCGGCGATCTCGGTGGCCATGCTGCCCACGAACGTCATGGCCTGCAGGCCACCGTTGAGCACGTCGTCGTAGGCGTCCTGCAGCATGCTGCGGATCAGCGCGCGGTCGTGGCCGCTGGTCGCGCCCGGCCCGCCGCCCGCGGCGCTCGAGGGCGCCTCCTCGTGCACGCTGCCGAGCATCAGCCCCATCAGCTCGTCGACGTCCTTGTTGGTGCCGGGGTGCGTGGCCGGCACCGGCTGCCCGGCCACGTACTGCGCCTTCATGGGCTGGATGGTGATCTCGCGCGGACGGCCGTCCTCGAGCACCAGGTCGGGCGAGACATCCG